CCTTGATATTACTGACTTTGAAGGGGTTCAAGATAGAATTTTTTAGCTTGAACCTTGAACCAAAGGTGAACCAACCTTGAACTGATGCTTATTTTATTGATGAAAGGACTGATAATGTTGAACGATATAAACAAGATCATAGAAAAAACGGTACATGCTGTTGTATCAGAATTAAAAACCAACGGACTATTGAAAGATAGAAGGCAGACACCTTTTCAAAAGACTGAAACCCTTCTGTATAACTATACTAATTTCAAGGAAGCAGTTGAAGATAAGTATAAGCAGATTGAAACTATCCAGCAGGAAGGTGTTCCAAAGAAATCAGCAAGCATCACCAGCTTTTCAGGTGAACAGGTCACTTATGTGAAATCAGAAGCTGAAAAAGCTGAAGAAATGATTTATGCCATTGAACAAAGTATCAAGGTCACAAGTAAGTTCATCAACATCATAGATGCTGCACTTGATTCCCTGAAGGATGATTCATACTTTGAGATCATACCAATGAAGTATTTTGAGAATAAGACCAGGGAAGATATTGCTGACTTCTTTGATTGTGACGTGAAAACAGTGTCCAGGAACAAGAACAGGCTGATCAATAAACTGCAGATCAGATTGTTTTCAGATGAATTCATTTATCAGATCTTTAGTTAAGGGGTGATGACGTGAACAGAAAACAAAGACGTGCCAAGGGAATCAAGGAAAAGGAACCAGTGATCAACATCAAAGCAAGTGATATTGAACAGATCAAGAAGGATGCACTGTCCAAAGCCATTGACACAAGTTTCATGTTAATGTTAGGAATTCCATTGATTGCCTTGCGTGATGAATATGGTTTTGGTAAAGTAAGACTTGAAAGGTTAATGGATCGAATGCTTGAAGTATATGATTCATTTAATAAGGATTATCTGACACTTGAAGATCTACATAAAACGATCTTTGAAGAAACTGGTGTGCAAATTACTAAGGGTTAATGTCCCATTGATACCCTTTACAGTATGTAACATGTAATGTTAATATAGTATCATAGATACTATATTAAAAAGTATATTTAAAGAATCTTTGGTTCATCCAAGGGTTCTTTTTTACTTTATATGAAAGGTGGTGATGAAATGGCAAAGTTGACAGATAAGCAAGAAAAGTTTGTCCAAGAACTGATCAAGGGTAAGTCACAAAGGGAATCATACAGAATTGCATACCCAAGAAGTGTGAACTGGAAGGATGATGCAGTTGATCAGAATGCAAGTAAACTTTTGAAGCACACCAAGGTTTTACCAAGGTATGAAGAATTGAAGCAAAGGTTAATCAAGGAAGCTGAAGATGAATCTATTGTTGAAGCAAAGGATGTTTTAAGGGAATTTGCAAGGATTGCTTTTGCTGATGTGACAGACTATGCCAATATAGTCACCATACCAAGGACACAAACAGTTTGGAATGAAGATCTTGGTGAATATGAAACAAAAGAAGTGCCTGACAAGTTTGATCAGTTCGTTGTCCTTAAAGATACAGTGAATTTGAAGAAGCGACAATCAGCAACGATCAAAAGCATCAAACAAGGAAGGCATGGAATAGAAATTGAACTATATCCAAAGGATAAATCCTTAGAAATGCTAGGAAAGACATTAAGCATGTTTAAGGATCAAATTGAAATATCAGGTCAGGTGAATAATCCAATGGAAGGATTGACAACTGAAGAATTGAAGAAGTTGATATATGATGAATGATTCTGTAGTTAATAAGGATCTGATCAAGCTTCATGCCAAGATAGAACTTGCAAGACGTGAGTTCTTTTTTTATTGCAATCTTAAAGCACCTGATTTTTATAAACCTGATAGAACCTTCCTGGTGGATCTATGTAATGAACTTCAGGACTTTTATGAAGATCCTGATGCTGAAGTCTTGGTGATCAATGAACCACCAAGACATGGGAAGTCAAGAACAGCTGGATTATTTGTTGAATGGGTGCTTGGAAAGAAGAAAACTGAAAAGATCATGACTGGATCCTATAATGAAACCCTTTCAACTATGTTTTCAAAGAGTGTAAGAAACAACATCCAGGAAGAAAAAGCAGATGAAATGAAACCTGTTTACACTGATGTTTTTCCTGATACCAGGATCAAACAAGGTGATGGTGCCATGAATCTTTGGTCACTGGAAGGTGGATATAATAATTATCTTGCTACATCACCAACAGGAACTGCAACAGGTTTTGGTGCCACATTACTGATCATTGATGACCTGATCAAGAATGCAACTGAAGCCTACAATGAAGAAGTGCTGCAGAAACATTGGGATTGGTTTACAAACACCATGCTTTCCAGGCTTGAAGAAGGTGGAAAGATCATCATTATTATGACCAGGTGGGCATCAGGTGATCTTGCTGGTAGAGCATTGGAACATTACAAGGCACAAGGTGCCAACATCAAGCACATCACCATGAAAGCACTTCAAGATGATGGATCCATGCTTTGTGATGAAATCCTTTCAAGAAGATCATACAATGCCAAAGTCAAGGCAATGGGATTGGATGTTGCTTCAGCTAACTATCAGCAGGAACCAATTGATATTAAGGGTAAGCTTTACACCAGCTTTAAGACTTACAAGAAGCTTCCAATGGATGAACATGGCAACCTTCTATTCACTGAAATCAGGAACTACACTGACACAGCTGATCAAGGGAATGATTACCTTTGTTCAATTGATTATGGTGTTTACCAGGGTGAAGCTTATGTTCTTAATGTACTTTACACCAAGGAAGCAATGGAAGTCACTGAACCAGCAACAGCAAAGATGCTTTATGAAGATGGTGTTAATAATGCTGACATTGAATCCAATAATGGTGGTAGAGGTTTTGCAAGATCAGTTGAACGGATCCTGAAAGAAAAGTTCAAAAGTAATAAAACACAGATCCATGCTTTCCATCAATCAAAGAATAAGAAAGCAAGGATCCTTTCCAATGCAACTTGGGTGATGAATCACATATATATGCCAATCAATTGGGCAGACAGGTTCCCTGAATACTATCAAGCAATGACTAAGTATCAGAAGGAAGGAAAGAACCTTCATGATGATGCACCTGATGCAACAACGGGTATTGCTGAAAAGATAGGACAAGGAAGCACATTCAGTTTTGACTAAATAGTAAAGGGGTGAATAAACATTGTTTGATTTTAGTGTAATGAATAGCATCAAGAAGATCATAACAACTGGTGCTAATACCAGGATGACACAAAAGGAATTTCTTGAAGCTGAAATTAGAAAGTGGAAGAAGTCCATTAAAAGAATCAACATGATCACAGGTGAAAAGTATTATTCAGGTGAACATGACATTCTATCCAGGCAAAGAACAGCTATTGGTAAGGATGGTGAACTTTATGTGGTTGAAAACCTTCCAAACAACAAGATCATTGATAATCAATACGGTAAGATGGTGGATCAGAAAAAGAACTATCTTCTTGGGAAGCTGCTGACATTTGATACAGAAAATAAGAACTATGAAGCTGCATTGAAGCAGATCTTCAACAGGAAGTTCCACAGAACCTTGAAGAACTTGGGTGAAGATTCCTTGAATGGTGGAATTGGATGGTTACATCCTTACTACAATGAACAAGGTGAATTGAAGTTCAAGAAGTTTGAATCTTATGAAGTGCTTCCATTTTGGAAGGATGCTGAACATACAGAACTTGATTTTGCAGTAAGACTGTATGAAATTGAAGCTTATGAAGGTATCAAAGAAAAGACCATTGAAAAGGTTGAAATTTACAGTGTAAATGGGATTGAAAGATATGTATTGGAAAATGGAAAGTTGATTCTTGATGTTGAAAACCCTTCAAGCACTTATATGACTGTTGAAAATGCAGAAGGGGTTATGGAAGGTTACAATTGGGAACGGATCCCTTTGATAGCTTTCAAGTATAATGCCAAGGAAATTCCATTGATTACCCGGGTGAAGTCATTGCAAGATGGAATCAACATCATGCTTTCTGACTTTGAAAACAACATGCAGGAAGATGCAAGGAACACTATCCTGGTTATTGAAAACTATGATGGTGCAAACCTGGCAGAGTTTAGACACAACCTGGCAACCTATGGTGCAGTTAAGGTTAAAAGCATTGATGGTGCCAAGGGTGGTGTTTCAACTCTAACTGTTGAAGTTAATGCTGACAATTACAAAGCTATTGTTGAGATCTTCAAGAAAGCCTTGATTGAGAATGCAAGGGGTTATGATGCCAAGGATGAAAGGATGTCAGGAACACCAAATCAGATGAACATTCAATCTATGTACAATGATATTGATTTGGATGCCAATGAAATGGAAACTGAATATCAAGCATCCTTTGAAGAACTGTTATGGTTCATAAATAGTCACCTTGCCAATACTGGACAGGGTGATTTTTCAAATGAAGAAGTTAATATCATATTCAATAGGGATATGATGATGAATGAAACAGAGATCATGGGGATGTTGACGGATGCTGGTGTTGAAATCAGTAATGAAACGTTACTTGGTCAAGTTCCTTTCATCAGTGATGTTGGGAAAGAACTAGAAAGATTGAAGGATCAGAAAGAAGAAGCTATTGATGATTATGCAAATGCTTTCAATCCAGTAAAGCCTTTAAGTGATGAAGAAGGTGATGATGATGTCCAAGAGTAAGAGTTATTGGCAAAGAAGAATGGAACTTATTGAAGAAGCACAGAACAATAGGGGTGAACAATATTTAAGGGATCTTGATATTCAATACAGGAATACCACTAAGAATATTGAAAAGGAACTTTCTGTATGGTACAGAAGGTTTGCTGCTAATAATGAAATCACCATGACTGAAGCAAGGAAGCTTCTGACAACCAAGGAATTGAAGGAATTCAAGTGGGATGTGAATGAATACATCAAATATGGGAAAGAAAATGCCCTGGATCAAAGATGGATGAAAGAACTTGAAAATGCTTCAGCAAGGGTTCATGTTTCCAGGCTTCAATCTTTAAAGGTTCAAATGGAACAACAGGTTGAAGTGCTTTATGGGAATCAATTAGATGATGTTGATGATCTGTTGCGTGGGATCTATAAAGATGGATATTATCACACAGCCTTTGAGATTCAAAAGGGTTTCAATATTGGTTGGGATCTTCATGTATTGAATGACAACCAGCTTAATAAGATCCTAAGTAAACCCTGGACAATGGATGGTAAGACATTCAGCAGTAGGATATGGACAAATAAGAAAGAATTAATTGCCAACCTACAAACACACTTAACACAGTCAGTCATTACAGGTAAAGCACCTGATCAAGTAATAAAAGATATTGCTAAGCTTATTGGTACACATGACACTAAACCAAGGGCAGCATTATATAAAGCAGGCAGACTTGTAATGACTGAATCTGCTGCTTTTGCTTCAGCTGCACAGAAAGATGCTTTCAATGATCTTGATGTGGAACGCTTTGAAATCGTGGCAACACTGGACAATAATACTTCAGCTATATGTCAAGATCTTGATGGTCATGTGTTTGACATGAAGGATTATGAGGTTGGTGTTACAGCACCACCATTTCATGCCTGGTGTAGAACGGTCACAGTGCCTTATTTTGATGATGAATTCAGCTTGGGTGAACGTGCTGCAAGGGGTGAGGATGGTGAAACTTATTATGTACCAAGTAATATAAAGTATAATGATTGGTATGAAAAGTTTGTGAAATAAGGTGGTGATCAAATATCTTCCCTGATCCTTGGGTTAATGGATCATCAAGGTGCTTCTAATGTGGAAGCACCTTTTTATATATCGTCATTTTGGTATTGATGGACGTAAACTATCAAGACAAATAACGTGGACTGAACCACGA